GTGTTCTACTGTCTATAGCCTCTTTGAGCAGTCCGGCACCCAGTGCAGCGGCACAGCCTTTCCATCTACTGCCTGTGTAGTGTGCAACTGTTTCACTTATGATAGCACCACCTATTACATGCCCTACTTTGTCGTCTTGCTCTAACACATAATAATTGTTTGCTGCGGCAAGTGCGTGTCCTAGTGTACCTATTTGATAGTAAACATTATTGCCATAACCTTGGTCATGTATCCAGTAGTTTAGTCCTATTCTACCCAGCATGTAAAAGCCCAAACGTTCACGACTTGGATAATCTCCTAGTATAGGATTTGTTTCTCTTACGCCGTCCCAACCTCTGGAAGCAGCCATGTCTGTGCTGTGCCAGTCCAACATGATCCAGTTGGTAGTTCTAGCAAAACTGTCTTTGGTTGTTTGATTCCAATCTTCCCATGCTGCAACAGGCGCCGCCAACAACAAGAACACTAATAGTATCAGTCTCATGTGTCACCCTCTCAAAAATATTTATTGACAAATCTCAAAAAGATGCTAAATTAGTAGTATAACTTGAACCAGGAGATAGTCATGGCTTTGCCCAAACGTACCAAAAAGAAAACAGTTCGTGCTAAACGCAGAGTGAGTGCATGGGAAAGTTTGCCCATGGATCAAGGCTGGCATGCGGTACAGTATCATATACACTATCTTATGGAATCAAAGGAATGGCTCAACAAAGTCAAGGGCTATATCAAAAAGAACTATGACAAAAAAACTGTTGCTGCAATCAACAAACTGCCGGACTGGAAACTGGGCGGCAAAAGCCACTATGCAACAGCAGCACATTTTGAAGAAAATGCACCAGATAAAATACATCCTGACTATGTAGGTAGATTGGATGCATGGATCAAAGGTCTTGCAGAAGAAGGTGCTAAGATTGTAGAAATCAAACGTGCTGAAGAAAAAGTCAAAAAGAAAGCATATGTACCCAGCATTCAAGAACGCTTAGAAGAAGCAACCATTGATAAAATGGAAGAACTGGATCAATGGGTAGATGACTGGATGCGAGATCCAAAAAAGAATCCTCTCAAAGACAAGCAACCACTGCAACTGTTTCGCAAACTGGAGATCAATCTAGGACATGCTAGATTCATTCAAAAGTTTTACGAAGGTGAAATGCAAGAACTGGATGAATTGATCAACTTGCCCACCAAAAGCAAACAAGATGAAATGCAGCAACAGCTGGAAGAAGGCTACAATCATCTCAGCAAGCCACTGCGCAAAGAATTGCATGGCTTTTATCAGCGAGTGTTTCAAGCATTGGATATTATTCGTGCAGAGAAAAAACAAACTCGTGCAGTGCGCAAGCCCAAACAAAAAAGTGCAGCCGAGTTGGTCAAAAAGCTCAAGTTCAAAGCCAGCGATGGAGAATTTGGTATTGCCAGCATTAACCCAGCAGATATTGTTGACGCTACTACACTGATTGTGTTCAATACCAAGAACCGCAAACTTGGAATATATCATGCACAGGAACACACCACTTTCAAAGTAAAAGGCACTACACTACAATTTTATGATGAAAAAAGCAGTGTACAAAAAACAGTGCGCAAACCCAACGAAGTGTTGCCTGAATGGAAAAAAGTCACCAAACACAAAATCAAAACACAGTTTGGATATCTCAAAACAACTGAAACAAAACTCAATGGCAGATTCAATGCTGACACTATCATCTTAAAAGCCTTCAAGTAATAAATAGTTGTATGGCACTAAGAGATGATTTGATCAAAGAAATAGAACTGCGACTGGGTGGACAGATGGTTGATGTTGAACTTGACCCTGAACACTATGACGTGGCTATTCGCAAAAGTTTTGAAAAGTATAGACAGCGCAGTGAAAACAGCGTTGAAGAAAGTTTTGTCACATTAAATGTTGTGACAGACATCACTGAATACACACTGAGCAATGAAATTATTGATGTGTATGACATATATCGCCGCAGTGCAGGCACACTAAACAGTGGCGGGTTGGGTGATATCGAACCTTTTGAAACTGCATATCTCAACACCTATTTGCTGAACAGTGGTAGAGCAGGCGGCATGGCTACCTATGATTTCCTAGCACAGCACAGAGAAACATTGGGTAGACTGTTTGGTGAAAATATCACATTTACTTGGAACACTGTGACTAAAAAACTGTTTTTACACAGACGAATCAAAGCAGATGATACTGTGTATTTGCATGTGTACAAAGAACGCAGTGACGAAGAACTACTGCAAGATCCTTACAGCAAACCTTGGCTCAAAGAGTATGCACTAGCACAAGCCAAACTTATTCTTGCAGAAGCTCGCAGCAAGTACAACACCATCGCTGGGCCACAAGGCGGTACCACACTCAATGGTGATGCACTGAGACTTGATGCGCAAGCCGCAATTGACAAACTAGAAGATGATCTCAAGTACTATGCTGAAGGGCAAGCAGGACTTGGCATTATTATTGGTTGACAATGGGTCCTGATCCTATTATAATATAAGCATGAAATTAAAATTGTTAGTTATTGGTCATGGACGCCATGGCAAAGATACTGTCTGTGAAATTCTCAGAGACAAGTATGGTTATAGTTTTGAATCCAGCAGTCAGTTTTGTAGCAAGAAGTTCATCTACAATGATCTTAAAGACAAATATGACTATGCTAACGAAGAAGAATGTTATGCTGATAGACACAATCATAGACAGGAATGGTATGAAGCAATTTGCGATTATAATGTTCCTGACCCTGCTAGACTTGGCAGAGAGATGTTTGCTGAATATGATATCTACTGCGGATTACGTAATAAAAAAGAATTCCATGCAATGAAAAACACAGGTGTGTTTGACTATTGTATATGGGTTGACCGCAGTGATTTCCTTCCTCCTGAAAGTAAAAATAGTATGAGTCTTGAACAATGGATGGCAGACTTTACTATTGACAATAATGGTACATTAGAAGATTTAGAATTCAATGTACATGCACTTATTAGTCATATTGATAGTTATAGTGCTAGTTAATTAACTACGTGGTTAACCTCTATAACCCCCTAGATATATAGCCCATCTGGTAAATACTACTAGCAATTTATTTTACCAGAGGAGCAAAAATATGGCATTAGTATCTCCAGGCGTAGAGATTCAAGTTGTAGATGAAAGTGCTTATGGTGCCCCAGGCGCCGGTACTGTTCCCCTACTTCTTGTAGCAACACGCCAAGACAAAACAGATCCTACAGGTAGCGAAGCAGATGGAATTGCAAAATACACCAAAGCAGCCAGTGCTGGACAAGTGATCAAAGTCACTAGCCAGCGTGAACTCACACAGTATTTTGGTAATCCAACCTTCCGTACCAGTAGCACAGGAGTCGTAGTTCAAGGTGACGAAACCAGTGAATACGGCATTATGGCAGCATACAGTTATCTTGGACAAGGTAGCCAAGCGTATGTTGTACGTGCAGATGTTGACCTAGCTGAATTAACTTCAACAACCACAGCACCAGTTGCAAACTGGAGCACAGGTGCAACAATTTGGCTGGACACAGATGCAAGTAAATTTGGAATTCATCAGTGGAATGCAACTACCAACAAATGGGTAGAACAAACTCCGTTGATTGAGATTAACGCAGACGATGGCACTGACCTTGCTGGTGGTACACACACACCAACAACTACAGTTGTAAATGGTAGCTTTCTAGCAGTTGTACATGTTGACAACGAAACCAGTGTTTCAGCAACTCGTGCAATATCAGTAGAATATTTCTACGGTGTAAGCGGCAGTTGGGAAGTAGTAGACTCAAGCACAGGTATCAGCACAGGCGAATCTGTGACCTGGGATGCACACTACAATGCACCAGCAGCACCAAGTGCAGATGATATTTGGATCAAAACCACACGTCCAGGCAACGGTATCAACCTAGCAATGTACAGTTTTGACACCACAGCAAACACATTTGTGGCGCTAACAGTACAGGGTGTGAGCAGCACACAAGTTGCAGGTGTAGGTGCAATTGGCGACTTTATCCCACAAGACGGTAGTACTACTACAGCATTGACCACAGGCACAGCCACAGTTGGGCAACTGTTGTTGGATCAAGAAGCCAGCACTGCCGCAGTTATCATTGTAAGACCAATCACCGCAGGTGGTGCAGTTGGTGCAACATTGACAGCAGGTGGATACACTACAGCACTAGCGCAGGCTGCAACACCAACAGCAACTCCTGCAACAGGAACATATTGGTTTGACGACACAATCAATGCGTTGGATGTATATGTAGTAGACGCAGGTGGATTTACACCAGTCACTCCAACATACAGCACAACAGCACCAACAGGTGCAAGCACAGGCGATGTATGGATTGATACATCTCTTGCAGCCGTTAATCAGACCAACGAACGTGCTTATCCAGTGATCAAAGTTTACAATGGTTCGAACTGGATCACACATGACAACACAGACCAAACAACCACAACAGGTGTACTGTTTGCTGATATTACTGATACAGCCGCAGACACCAGCAACGCTGGTAGTGCAACAGTTATCACCGGCGGAACCAACCCAGTTGTTTATCCCAACGGTATGATTGCTGTTAACATGGCAAAGAGTAAAAACACTGTACGTGAATGGAATGGCACAGCATGGAGAAATGCAGCAGCAAACCACGCAGATGGTTCGGGTGCATTTGGACGCTTTGCACAACGCAAAGTTATTGCTACAGCAATGCAAGCGGCAGCGGCAGGTGTTGACCTACGTGATCCACAGTATCGCTACAGCCTAATTGCAGCGCCAAACTATCCAGAGTTGGTTGACGAAATGGTCACATTGAACAGCGACAGAGGCGAAACAGCATTTATTATTGTTGATACACCACTGCGCAAAACACCAACAGACATTATTACTTGGACACAAAACAGTAATAATGCTACAGAAAATGGTGAAGATGGATTGGTCACAAACAACACATACAGTGCTGTTTACTATCCAGCAGGACAAACAACTGAGCCTCTAAATGGCAACACAGTGGTTGTTCCAGCAAGTCACATGGCACTGTACACATTTGCATACAATGACAACATCAGTTTCCAATGGTTCCCGCCAGCTGGTCTAACACGTGGTGTTGTACAAAACGCAACCAGCGTTGGATACATCACAACAGAAGGTGAATTCAAAGCTGTAAGTCTAACACAAGGACAGCGTGATGCAATGTACACTGTTAAGTTAAACCCAATCACAACATTCCCTGGACAGGGTACTATTGTATTTGGTCAGAAAACACTGCACACAACTACAAGTAGCTTGGATAGAGTCAATGTTGCAAGATTGGTTGCTTATCTCAGAGACAGATTCGACGAATTGGCTCGTCCATTCTTGTTTGAAATCAATGATGCACAAACAAGAGCTAGAGCAAAAATTGCGTTCGAACGTTTCCTAGCAGACATTCTAAGCCGCAGAGGCATCAATGACTTTGCAGTGGTCTGTGATGAAAGCAACAACACACCAGCTAGAATTGACCGCAACGAATTCTACGTTGATGTAGCAATTGAACCTGCAAAAGCAGCAGAATTCATCTACATTCCAATTAGATTGGTCAATACAGGTGCTCTTGCACAGACAAACTAATAAAAATTAACTGAATACTTAATGGACGGCCTAGGTCGTCCATTTTTTTTGACTGGTTTTTAATAAATACTAACAGCCGGTATTAAGAGG